TGCATTTGCATCTACCGTAAGTGCTTTTTCAAAATCAGGTTCAAAATTACTTGCTCTAGGTACTCTATGGCTAACACTTAGCTCTACTTCTGATACTGTAGAAACTTTAGGTTTGTAGCCTAGCATATAAGCTAAGTTGTATAAGTTGCCTGGATCTTTAGCATACTGTAGGTAAGTCTCTTGTAGCTGGGTATCTTGATAAAATGATAGTACATCTCCTACATATGCTGCCATCTCTATAAACATAGTACCGGGTGATGTAGGAGAAAAATCATTATACGTATCAGGAAAATAATTCCTAGCATACTGTACAAGTTGATCTTTGAAGTCGGTAAATTCCCGATTAATATATTTTATATCTCTTTCTTGAGCCATTACTGATCAAAATTTATTACTAACGAATCTTCTATATTTGTTTCAGATATTCTATACGACATAGTAAAGAATACCGAATTATTATCTGGTTGAGCATTTAGCTGCATGTCTGTAGTTATAACTCGAGGAAAGTAGATATTAAGACCGTCTTGAATGACATCTTTAATCTGATCAATTTTTTCCTGAGTTAGTTGGTCAAAAAGCAAATTTCTTAAACCGCTCCCAAAAGTTGGGTTTAGAAATCTTTCTCCTGTACCTGTCAAAAAGAAATTAATCATATTAGTTTTTATAGCATCTTTTGTTTCATAGGTAATTTCAAACACACCCGGTGCCGTAAAAGGTAAAGATACTCCAACTCCTTTGCGGGGTTGAAGATCTAGCGGGTCTATTTTCTTTACTTCAAACGCCATTTTATACTACTCCGTATTTTTGTTTATCTTTTTCAACTGAAGCTTTATATATATCTCCTGCTTTTTTTACAAAATCGAACTGAGAAATATCTAAACCTGGTGCTGGACGGCCTGAGTTCACCATTCCCATATTAGAAGCCATCATTTCAGCAAAGTTTGGTTTTTGAACCATATCTGATGTTCCGTTATATACGTTTTGATATTCTGAGTTAGTCATAGAAGCTTTAGTCTGATTTATCATTTCCGTTATAGGATCGGATGATTTAGCTGTCTGTACTTCTTGAATCTTAGTTGGTGATTCAAATTTTTGAACATTTGGTTTAGCATCTGGTTGGCTAGCAACACGAACTGCTTCTGTAAGCATCTCCTGTAACTCCTCCTTAACAGCTGCTTTAACCTCTTCTCGTATGATTTTTCTTAATTGATCGAGTTTCATATATATAAATAGTTATGTTATGGAAGTTGATTATCTATTCTAAATTTTAATTCTTTTATTAATACATCAGTAGAAGAAGCAAACGAGGAAGGACCTCTTAACACTATTACCCCTATCTGATCTTTTGCTACTGCAAACCTTCTAGGTGCTATAGAAGGAGAGTTTGGATCGGTTTGAACAGATAGTACATAATCTTTACCGTTCACACTTCTAAAAGATACGTTTGTGTTAGTACCAACTGTTCCTTCTTTATTTGCACCTTCAGTTGCTTCTTTAATAAGTTTAAGTTGTTCTTCTGTAAAGCCTCCGTTTTTAGAACATTCTTCTATTGAAGGGCTTAAAGAATCTAATCTAGATTTTAAATTTACTAAATCTGAATCAACACTCCCTAGTATTGCTTTACAAGCTGCTATATCGTCTTCAATGGAAGCAGCCAATTCACTAGCTAATCTTAAAAGATCTGCGTATTTATTTGTTATAGCTATAGGAAGAGAAAAGATAACACCTACCGGGCCTGGGCCTCCTACTGTTGTTAATATAGGAACAGCTTTTAATACTGAAATGACATTGATAGCTACTGTTAATGTAGTTTCAAGTCTGCTTACCATTCTTTCAAATGGTTTAATTCTTCCTCTTAGATTAGCTGTATTCCTTGATATAAGATTTAGCGTATTTACTATTCTTACTAATTCGTTAGGAGAAGGGCATTGATTTGAAAATTGAGTAGTGATAGAACTAACCTCATCCAAAATTCTACCTCTAGCATCAGCTTTTATTTTACCTACTTGAGCTCCTACTACTCCCGCTAAATTAGATGGTTTTATTCTGTAGCGCATTATTCAGTAAATACTTTTTTAGACTGTAAGGGACCTGTTTTTCCTTTTAAAATTTTTAAAGTAGCAAGTGCTGCTGAACCTTCTGTGTTTAAGCTTCCTACCGGTCCTCCACCATTAGCTGCTATAGACATTGATTGAGCTATTCCAGACATTATATCTATCAGCTCTTTCATATAATTTATAGTAGCTGTTCCTTTCAGGACAGGCTCTTTAGTACTTTGAGGAGCTTTTGCAACTTTCTCTCCTAAAAATATAAGTTCAGCATCTATCGATACTTCTTTTACTCCGTCTAAGTTTATATAATTACTCTGAAGTTCTAAGTATTCATTAGAGTTAAAAAATATACCTTCTTCTTTAGCATTAAAATATAACCTACCTCCATTTATAACTACTTGTGAACCTTTATATTCATTGGCAAGAGGTGGTTTTATTCTAACTCCATAAGACTCTACTTTATTTCTTACTTGGTTTAAAGGTACTAAATGATCTGATGTTAAATATATAGATGAAGCATCTTCGTTTATATCCTCTATAATAGGGTCATAAGGGTTATCAGCTTGTTTTTGACCGTTACTTAGTATAGTAAGAGGCTTTCCTATATTTGTTCTATCTACAAATTCGTTTTTAGGAGAAGGAAATCCAGTTAATCTAAGTGATTGACCTTGTCTGCCGTCTAGTATAATATCGCCAGGGAAAGGTTGCATAGGGTTTACATTAGTTAACTCATCTATATCCTTACCTAGATCTAATTCTTTATCTATATCATCTGGAAATGCAGCATGATTTGGGTGATTCCATAAATTAACTATAGTATTGTAATAAGTCTTAACGTTTAAGTTAGAGGTATCTAAACCGTAACCAGGTGCGGACGTTAAAAGTACTATTTCGTTCTTAAGAGGAAACTTTCTTAAGTCGCTAGATATAGGATAAGCAACAGGTAAGACAGTAGAATCTGATTCTTCTATGTCTTTTTTAAGTAATCTATACTTTATTGCACCTACAGCTTCAGATCTTCCTAATTTGTCCCATTCTTCATGGGTGTCATCAAGGATAACATCAACTACCCGGACAGGAATCATATTATTCCCACCAGAAGATGATTTTTTAGCAGGGTCAGTTGCTAAAGGTACGTTAGAGTAGAGATTATAAGAGTAGTTCATTATAATTCTTTGTCCGAATCTTCGTCTTTATGTATATCGTCTACGTTTTGAGCTGTTTCTTCCGATTCTTCAAGTAAATCTTGTAATTCTGAGAAGTCAAACATCTCTCCGTCACCGCCTTTGGCTTGAATTGCTTCAATTCTCTGTACAACGGTTGCTAATTTTATAAGATGCTCGTCATTTTTAACACCTATCTCCATATACTCTTTGATCATAGGTACAATTAATGTAGCATCCCCAATATTTTCTATTAAAGGCTTAAGTTCTCCTATCAAACCTCTTACTTGAGCACGGGTTTCCGTAGAGTTATCGTAGATTTCACCGAAAATATCAGATAAAGTCTTCTCTCTGAATATAGTTTTATCTAAACTCATAGTCTTTTTTATTATAAATAGACTACAATGGCTTATTGTAAATTAGCCCTTGCTCACTCAAAATCCTGTGATTTATATAAAAATCCTCTTTTAGAACCGATATAACACGAGTTAAGTGAGGAGTTTCACACTCTGTCATCTCTCTAATATAGATATACAGTGCTTTTTTCTTAAAAATTTCAAGATCATACCGAGTTTTAAAGACGGTTAACACAGCATCTGCGATTTCTTGATCAGATTCTTTAGGAAATAACTCTTCTAGGTTAGAATACGCTTCTTCTATCCAAGAATCTAAGAAAGTCGCTAAAGAGATAGCGTTTTTAGAGCGTACATCTGTGTCTACCTCGTAAGAATCTTCAACATCATCAAAAGATCCTATTTGTTTAAGCTTTTTATAGTTTTTATTGTTATAATTAATAAGCCAACGTTTAACTATAGTGCCGAAATAGGAATAAGCTTTTGCTCCATTAGTAGGATCAAACTTATCTATCTTTTCAGACATTAACATAGTAACAACTTCATGTTTTAAGTCTTCTATTTTTTCAACATCTGTATAATAAAACTTAAAAGTATGTATTATATTCTCTGCTAACTTATAAAAAGGTAAGTATATATGTTCGGTGAATATATTATTTCTATATTCGGTGTCTTCTGAGTTATTAAACTTTACTATATAGTCTTCTGTCTCTTTTGTAAAGTAATTACTACTAGCTTTCTTTCTTGCCATAGTTTTCCGGGAGCATGTATCGGTCTAGCTCTTCTTGAACAGTTTTCATTGATTCAAAAAATAACCCAACCTCATCATCTGATTGAAAGACCCCTCGTTCATCTAGATTCTGCAAGTGTTTTTGTGATTCTGAAATAGTTTTTGAAATACTCTGTAGGTATTGTACTTGATCTTGTACAACATCTTCATATTTTTCTACTTTTACCAATAGGTTACGTAAAGCAACTATAGATACTATAAGTAATATACCTAGAATAATGGATAGTACCAGCATTTTATAGATTTTTTAACATATTTTGTAATCCTGAAGAGGAATTTACTCTTTTTCCTGTTGAAGATTGTGATTTTTTCGTTTTAGCATCGGTTGTACCGCCGTTTCTTTTCCAAATATCGTACTCTACCTTAGAAGCTAGAAAATCTGCTGAGTGTAAAATAGAAATTATGCTAGTTTTCTGACGTGAAGTAGGTTGATGACTAAAGAAATACGCTTCATTAGCTTTATCGAACACTCCATCATGACATCTAATAGCTAAATACTCTTTCTGATTAACTTTAATGCCGAACTTCTGGAGTAGGTATAGAGAACGATCCTGAATAAGCATAAAGTCTAACTCTGGATTGTTAGTATACATTTCATTGAGCTTATCTTGACGCCATTTATCAGTTTGAGGTAAATAGTTAGGTGCTTCCCCATTACCCATCTTACCTAAATCGTGAAATAATGCGGCAAAAACAAGTTCTTCTTCGGTGAAGTCTACCTCTCCACCCATTTCCTTATACAACCTCATTTGTTTTACCGCATATTCCACAACTCTATTAACGTGATCAACGTATCCTCCGGGAAAAGCATTATGATACCATGTTTTACCACTAGCAGGAGCCATAATATAGGTATCCTCCATATGTTCAATCATAGATTTAACCGAGTCTTTACGTTCGGTAATGTAAGTATCTATAATTTTAAGATGCTTTTCGTAATTTTTTTGTATAAGTTCGGCCTCTAACATAGTTAGTTTTGAGTTTCGGTATTAAGTAGTACTTTTATATCACCTAAAGTACTTTTAATTAGATCTAAAGAGTTATATGATTCTTCTCTATTATTAGTTCCTATATGGAAGTTGAGAACTTTTATTTTAGAATCTATAATTTCTATCTTTCTTGATATTAAATCTTTATTTCTCATATATATTGATATATAATTTTTTTTATATATTATTAAGTTATGAACTTTTTTTTTAAAAACCAACTACTTAATAATAATTTTAGCAACTAATTCATCATTTACCTCGTATTTACTACCTGCTTCCCATAATACTCTACCGTAAACACTGATAGTATCATTAAGTATCTGAGGTGATATAGGACCTATTATACGTTTACCGTAAAGTTTTCCTGGTCTTTCCTCACATCCTCCGAAACAATCATCGGATAGGTAGATTCGGGTATTACGTTGAACTATAGGAACTACGTAACCGTCTAAGAAACTAACCGTTACATCTGTAGAGCTTACCGGGATTTGAGTACCGTTATAAGTTTGAAGAGATAACCAAGGGTTATACAGAGGAACAGAAAAATTTAAATCACCATCCACATTCCAGTAAGTATCTGTATCAAATTTAGCTTCTATAACAGTCATATCGTTGTATTGATATTCCTCATACATATCATCTGCTTCAACATATATATTGAAACGAGGATAATATTCTCCGTCAAAATCAAGATCAACATGGTAATATCCGTTTTCATCTTGCGGATAATTAAGAATTAAACGAGCATCACAATCTCCAGACAGACAAGGAGAAGATACATCATCAGGTTTAGTACAGCTTAAAGTAAGGAGGGCGAGTAAAAAAATAAAATATTTCATAATAACCGTTTTTATATTTGTTTGGCGAAGCCCGCCGCGCAAACGCGCGAAGTTGCCTCGAAAATTTTTATCCATTATACTTTTGACCAAGCTTTTCTATAATAGATTTTACTTCTTCTAAAGGTATTTTAAAGAATTCTCTTTGATTGTTAACTCGATAACCGGACAGGTACTCGTGTACTTCGGCTTCTAACTCAATGCCGTTATAGCAAGGAAAGGCCCATTCAAGCACAAAACCGGTAGGAACCGAGGTAGATCTATCTAATTGAGAGACTCTCTTAGAAGGATCGCCTTTGGTATAACCTATCTTAAGAAGACCCGGCATAGAAGGGTTAGAGAGAACATATACATGCTGCTTGTCGACAGACGGGGTAATCCTCATTACTTTACGTCTACCGGTATAATATGTTACCTCCTCCCAGCCATCGTTCTGTCTATCTATATCTCTATGTGGAGTAATAGTGTAGAAACGAGCTTCTGAGTTCATTACATCTTCCTCTACGGGTATGTAGGCTTGCGCCTGTTCTGGAGTAATACGAGAGAATTTGGTGCTTGGTAGATTTTCCATTTTCTTATAACCTTTTTAACTATATGTAAATATAAGAAAAAATTACCGGGTCTCCAACTCTATTGTAATGTTTTTTGCAATATTTAAGTGATCCATGTATCTTTTTATTACCTTACACTTCTCATACTCTTCTACATGTTCAAAATAGAATAAAAGATGTTGTAAACCGTCTTCTACTTTACCGGCTTCAAAAGACTCTCCTATAGTATATAGATGATCAAATCTATCACTATCTATACGAGCAAGGTATTCATATAGTCTGGTATAGTATTTTCTACGTATATTCTCTTTATTCTTTTTAAACTCTTTAGGGAAGTTATTTTCATACATATCGCTCATTAGCTCAAAGTTTTCTAATCCTTTGATTACCATTCCCATTAAAACAAACGGATTTTTGAGCTTATGTTCGATTCCATGCTCTTTATAAATCTCTTCATCTCCTTGTTCGAAGATAGAGAATAACGCTTGTGGGTCTAGTTTATGCATGATTGCTTTATAATAAATAGTAAAAATATGAAATATCCCCCCTATACACAAAAAATTTTGCTAAAAAAAATTTTGAGATCTAGTTGTATATATGCAAAAAAGTTCTTATATTAATCAATATATAAATCTGGTATACTATGTCTATCGAAGAAATTTTATTGTCTGCTGAATCTCATGGTAAGAGAAGTGAGGTTTTAAAGACTGTATCGAGTTTAAAGACATTAGATAGTAGTTTACCTTTACAAGAATTGTATGAAAAAGCTTACGAAATAGTAATGAAAGTATGAAAAAAGATATAGAAGCATTAGCACATCTAGTAGTAACCATAGCGTTACTCACACTAGGAACAACATTAATAAAAGATCCATCAGCATATAATACAGAGACATCTAATGTTATATTGGTATTTTCTATAGCATATATTGTCTACTGTAAGCTTGATAGTATTGTCCCATATATTAAAAAATTAAAAGGTTATGATAAAACAACGCATCTATAAGTATATTAGTTATTTCTTTATATCAATCGGTTTTATAGGTTTAGGATGGATGATAGGTAATCTATTAGCCGAGATTGTATGGTTTTTTATTAAACCTCTATTCTAAATATATACATATATATTACTAATAAGTGAAAGTTATCCGGGATATATTTCTTAGTCAGGCGCTCACGCAGTACTTCCCGCCGTCTTAGGGAACAATACTGTCAGGTTTATCTCACCTTGCCGGCACCTTGACCTAACCTTGACCTACCGACGACGGTACCGGTCTTGTAGTTTGTAGTATATGTAGAGTAGGGTCAGCATACCTAGTATATATAGTAGGGTATATAGAGGGTAGTTTAATAGATACTGGAATCCTAATATACCTATATAGAGTATTTGATATAGTATATAGGCTAGTAGGGCTATTGATGATACTATGGCTATACCTTGAAATACCTTTTTCATATTAAGCTAATTCAATATTGTACAAAGGAAAATTGTAAGTAGTACGTTGAGACATCATATCGTAAGAGTAAGCCTTAGCTATAGTACGACCCAAAGATTCAATATTCATACCTCTAACCGTATTCCAGATACTATAAGTAACATCTCCATTCTTATATGTACAAGACTGAATAGTATAGTTCTGGCCTCTATATATAATATCTAAACCCTCTCCATCATTAATAGACAGGATGGCTTTCTTAATAACTTCTGATTTCTTTACTTTATCTGTATAAGTCATAACCTTTATTTTTACTACGTAAATATAAGAACTATATCTCATATAGGCAACTTCTATACCCTTTTTACATTATACCCACCCTTTCCTTTAATCCTTTACATATCCTGGAATACACCTCTATAAAGACATAGTAGGGTATTACGAATATCGGAATCTGTAGGGCTGGATTTATGCTCTATATAGAAAAAACTTTTCCGGAAGGGGTGCATGCCTGATATTCTCTCCTACCTTCCTATACATTCTATAGCTATATTTTTACACACTACCATATATCTCTATATCTTTATATGTGTATATCTTTATATCAATATATACTTCCGATATATTTAATACACTTAACCTAATTAGAAGGCTATAGCATCGTCTCTTATATGTCAATGATCGTTTCTTTGTATGGATCTACCTTTCAATGTATCAAGGTATAACCAAAATCTACTACTACCTCAGAGACGGACTTTAGTCCGGTCATATAAAGATAGGCCATTTAAAGCATCTATTGTTCCTTCAAAGCCCGGTATCTCCTTTACCCCTTTTTTGGTAGGGATGTTAGGAGAAAACTCGCGTGGCGACTTCGTCGATGAGAAAGAAAACCCCCACCCCTCTAACTCCGTCTTATACTTTTTTATCAATTTATCTTCCATAACAATTTTAAATTTGCGCGTGGCGCCTTCGGCGGACGAGAGACAAACGCCCCCTCGCCCTCCTCCGACTTAGAATTCAAAAACAAATAATTAAAACAAACTCAATTGAGCATCCGACTTATCTTCTACAAGCTTCATCTCAAACGCTCCTAATATCTTTCTAGTAGGTCTAAACTCTTCTCCTACATTATCTATTAATACTCCATCCTTTACGGTCAACGCATGCTTGCTAACTAATACTACATACGTTCCTTTATTATTAACCTGGATAAAGCTTTTAACAGTTTTCTTTCTATCGATTAACTCTCCATGGAGCTTATAAGTATTCTGAATTCTACTCTTACCTAATAAGTCTACATCAAACTTCTTTCCGGCAATCTCTAGACCTTCCTTCTTAAACTTTCTCATAGCTTCCACTATATCGTTATTTCGAGTTCCAGTTCGATCTTCTCTTTTCATTTCAGTCTTTACTATACTATGAGCTGAATCGTAATCAACTCCGCAAGCAGAAGCCATCGCTCTAACTACACAATCGTTCTTCTCTCCGGAAGCAATCGATGAATTAGACAATCCTTTTATTTCGTTTCTTGAATGTGAATATGTTGCAATCATAACCTTTATTTTTAATACTTAAATATACGAACTAATTCTCAGACTAGCAACTATAAGTTTACAGCTGCCCAATCATTATATAATTGTACAACATTACAATCTGGATTAGTAGTTAGTTCTACATAATGAGTATTGATAAATCCTCTCAAACTCTCTATAGTTAATTCCAGATTTGACATCTTTAATTTATAAAACGTATTCACCATAACCTTTATTTTTAATTATATACTTTATCGTCACCATCACAAAGAACTAAACAGTCCTCTGTATCTACAACGTATTTATTCATACCTCTATACTCTATAAGAGTACAAACAGTCTTTACTGGATTGTTATCTGGATAGCTTAATCCATCCATGTAGAACTCATCACCAACTTTCATATCACTTAATATCATAACCTTTATTTTTAATACTTAAATATACGAACTAATCCTCAGACTAGCAACTGTTTTTTATTTTTTTTTAAATTAGATTTGAGATAAAATCTTGTGTAGGATTTTTAATTAGATTGAATGGGATATTAAATTTAGGATGTTTGATCGAAGATGTTCCGAACGCGTGTAGGGTATGGAAGATTTCGTTTGATAAAATATCGTGGTGGGTAATATAGTATTGATTGTTTAATTTGATGATTGGAGTATTGGTAGTTTTATGTTTGTATAATTTCATATCTTTAATTTTGATACCTTAATATACGAACTATATTCCGGAACGCCAACTAACTTACAAAGTTTTTTAAAAAAGTTTCAAGGAGCATTTATATTGACAACGCGGTCAAACAGCTCCCATCCACTCTCAAAATAAAGGTAAGTTATTCTTTTATCAATTCTTTATTAAAAGTAAGCATTCGTTCGATATTATCAGCCTTAACAGCCTTAATCTCAAAGCAACTATCTTCAGTATAGTATTCATTTTTATCACTATCCCATCTATCGATAGCAAACGTTCCTTCTACATCATAAGATTTTCCGGAAGCAGTTTTGCGGGTAGCTCTAATCGAAGTTACTTTATCGATTCGGTAATCCCATCTCGCATCGAATTCAGGTAAGTCTCTAGTTCGTCCGTTTTCCGGCATTTCAAACTTAATACCTTCTCCGAATAGTTTCTCTTTTACTATCTCATCTTCAATAGCAGAAACCTTACTATCGTTTTCCGAAACTAATTTCTCAGCATCATAAACTTTTTTTCTAGCATCATTTATCTTACCGCTAAAAGATTCGGTAACGAAATTCCATTCAGCTAAAATATTATCTTTATGATCAATAATAATTTCAGCAGCCTTTCCTAGCAATACCATTCTATTCAATTCGAATTCACTATTTTCTGAAGTAGAGTAAAATCCAGTTTCAATTCTACTAACGTCATTATCTGTAAAGCTTTCACCTCTCAAGTAAACCGTTAGCACTTCTTTATCATAATTCCTTTCCGGACAGTTTCTAAGAAACTCTATTCTCTCGTCAGTAGCTTTAACTTTATCTCCTTCGATAGTTAAAACCTCTCCGAAGTATTTTTCAGCAACAGTTTTATATTCTGCAGATCTTTCAGCTTTTACTTCATCTAAAGTAGTTCTAAAGTTATCTAATTCTCTTTTCAAGAACTCACCTTTCTTTTCCAATAATTCAACTCGTTTTGACATAACCTTTATTTTTAATTTCTATACCTTAATATAAGAACTATATTTCAATTAGGCAACTTTATCTATAAAAAAAGTTTCCGGAAGATTTTCGATAAAGCTTACATATCTTGCATACTCATAACCCTGGGTATCACAAAAGTAAATTTCTTCCATATCATCTGAAACCAAAATATAGAACTGCTGATTGCCATCTAGCATATAAGAAAAGAATCCATCAGTCCATTTTTCATTTATAACTACAACCGGTAATTTATTCAATTCAATTTTAGCATCTGCAGAAAAGTTATTATAGTCTATAGTAGTATAAACGTCTTCTCCTCTATATGGCTTTCTAGTAAGCTC